ACCTGAACCGGAGCCGGTGGCGTGGCGGTTTGACCAAGCTAAGTACCGTGAAAACGATTTGCGCGGTAGACAGTGGACTTTCAACGTCTTTTCACAATCAAAACCGTACATGGACGAGATGGTGCGGAACGTGACACCACTCTACACCGCCCCACCACAGTACAAAGTACCAGAAGGATACGCGCTTATTGGTATTGATGCGCTGAAAGCATGGGGCGTGTACGAACAAGTGTCTGAAGCTTGTAATTACTCATTAAAGGAGAAGAACAATGGATAGACAATGCTCAAGCTGTGGTGGTTTTTGTAGAAAGTCAGGCTGTGAGCGGGAGAATTTTGTTCCAGCAAAGCGCGAATGGCGGGGGCTGACGTATGATGAACTCGTGGATGTTTATCTCAGCGTGAGCGGGAACGATTGGTGTCTCGGTGGCATGGAAAATGCGGAAGTGCTTTACGAAGCTATCGAAGCCAAGCTAAAGGAGAAGAACAAATGAAACTACCAACAGGCACACGAAAGACAATCCAATGTGGCAGGTTCCAAGTCACGTTCGATTGGCAGTACAGTCGTGAAATCTTTAGGAACGAGTGGTGGTGGGTAGTCCCTGTCGAGATGTACAAAACCGATGAGGAGAACACCTTCGAGACAGCCATCGAAGCAGCTAAACGAGAGGGAGATTTCCCGTACTCCGACCAGATGTTCCCCGAACAGGTGGACTTCTGGTTCGGTGTAATTGAACGACACAAGGAGATGCAAGATGCTTAGGCCACCAGTACTCCAGCAGTTCAGACATACCGAACGGTATACCTACGAGCATTGGGTAGATCATAACGCCCACATAGCTATGGCTACCGTCCGATATTCTGGCATAAAGATAGACTTCCAACGGTCTGATGTCAGTAGGTACTGGCTGATCAAGCCAACGGTGACAACAGAATATGGCGTTGATCTCAAGAAAGTATGGGAGGCCGGATCAGCAGCAAGCTCGGCATGCAAGCATCTGATCTCCGAGGACTACTACCCACGCTCATGGATGCAGCACTTCATAGATGAATACGACAACGAACTTACACTCATAGATTAGGAGAACGACATGACTCAAGATCCAAACGTACTACTCAAGGAAGCATACACAGCTCTGATCGAGTCACTCAATTGGGGCATGCAACCAACAGATGAGATGGATGTTCTGCTCATGAACATCGAAGCTCATCTAGGTCTACCGCCTTCCAAGAAACAGATCGATGATGATCCAGATGTTATCGCAATGACAATGGATGAGTTCCTTGACAGCATTACAAGGGATAAGATTACAAGGGAGAAGCCATGAAACTGTACGACGTACCACCCAACAGCACGATCCGTATTGATGAGCATTGGATACTAGAATTCCATCACATCGATGGCATGTACTCCTACTGCAAAGACAAGGATGGCAACGTCGTACAGATAGCAGCATGGACAGAGGTCGAGGTCATCAAGGAGGGAACATGTCACCCAGCTCAGCAGTAATACTCCTACTGAATGGCATACTCATAGGATGTATTATCTTTTTAATAATACTTACAGCAGCAGGATTCTTTGACAAAGAAGAGGAGGATTAAGTTATCATGTAAACGTAGCTCACTATATAGGAGAACGATATGAAAGCATTAGCATTAGTACTAGCTCTTGTTTGTGGTGCCGTTGGTGCCAAGGATTCCCAGCCCGATGCTCTATGGAATATGGTGGCATCAGTACCTAGCAAAGGCTTAACATTCTGGCAACACAAAGTTATCGCTCAGTCAGGAGAAGAGAACGAGATCAGGCATGCCACAGATCTAGTTAACTTCTTCGTGAAAGACCGTGACAGCATGTCGTATATCAATGCTACTCAGTACGACTGCAAGAACAGAAAGTACCGTATCCTTGAGCAAGTATGGTTCTCCGATTGGTGGGCTCTTGGCAAGATGATGCATCGTATAGATAATCAAGATGCAGATTGGAAGGATGTGCCTCCGGGTTCTCCAGCCGCAACCGCCCTCATATATGTTTGTTCTTTCAAAGGAGCATGATCATGGATTGGGATAGATGGGAGGTAATAGTTATTGTTTTATTTGCAGTACTAATATTCATTCACGCACACTAGGAGGATAGATGTTCAACATAAACGTAACACTCACCGTAGTTAGTGAGGGTAGAACCAGAGACAAGATTAGTCTGTACTCCGAGACAGGACTAGATATGCTGTACTCCTTGTCTGAACATATACCTGTCGCTACAGTGGAAGAGTACAAGCTCACTCAAGAGATCCGTAAACTCATAGAGAAACATGAAAGGGATACATCATGAAGAAAGCTATCGCAATAGCAGCAATCATAGGTGCAGCCTATTACACAGCAACTGATGCACAAGAAACAGAGCAGTGCTGGAAGATGAGTAGTGATACTGGCACGATGTCTCTGTTTATCTACCGTCCATGTACATTCATGGGCTCAACTGCGGGTGGTGTAGGTCAGCTTCATGTTGGATCGAAGCAGCTAAAAGAATACTGTGCGGTATACGATCGCACAACTCGTAGCTTCTACATGCACCCGCTCCCCGACACATCTGTCAAGCCAACTCTGAGTTCCATCAGCATAGATAAGTTTGAATACAGTATGGACTGTACATGGAAGGAGAAAGAATGAAGTACTTTCTAATCATTGTCGCTTTTATTGCGGCGCTTATATTATCCACCGACATATCGCACAGCCAGAACAACGAACAGTCGATCGCTTGGTGCCAGCAGATTGCCGAAGGGACAGCACAATCTACCAGTGTACCCATGAGGGCTGGAGCTATTGACTCAAGGAGTTGGCCTAGCTATCATCCATGCAAGAACTTATACTTTGAACGTGAGTGTAGGCAAGCAGTGTACGCACAAGCATTTCAACACTGCGCCGATAGCATGAGAGGGAGGAGATCATGAAGAATGTACTAGCCTATAAAGGATTCCCTCAGTGGATCTTTAATCCATCGCATCAAAACAGTATCGCTTGTAGATTAAATGTCAGGCAAACAGATGGCACATACAAGGATACTTTAGTTAACGAAGTACTAAAGAACGATGCTTGGTCTGGCACTATCGAGACTAATGACACAATGTATTATCAATCTTTTGAGAGGACTGTATGAGAAAGATAGCTAGTGTAGGTGTTGCAACATTCACTATAGCTTGTATGTTGGGTACGTTTAGCATATCGTGGATGGTATTAGGTGCCATAGGAGTTCCGAGTACTGGGGCTTTCTGGCTTTCGTTGTTCTACTCCATGATACCAATGATAGTCTGGATGATGGAGGAGGATGTAGATAGTATGGAGGAACTAAATGCAAATAGGATTGCGCCTGTTCTTGATGACTATACTTCTAGTCATATTGATGCATCTTGTAAGCCGAGTAAGCGCCCAAGAAAACGAGCAGCTCAAGCAGATGATGTGCAGTCAAGCAGCATCACTTGAGGTTTATAAGCTGGGCATGAATGATCATGAGGCAGAAGAGAAGTACGCCGAGATCTTCAATAGATGTATGGAAGTACTTAAAGATGTACCAACTATTCACTCTTAACCAAATGGAGAATTACTATGAGTCATCCCTTTTCGCAGTTGTTTGTCACGCCTGTTGCAAAGACAGGGTTTGTTAAAGATGCACTGGCAGGATCTCCGAAGTTAGCCCAAGAGAAAAGAGTCTGGCGTGTATACGCATCACGCATTGAGACTATCGAAGTAGATGTAGAAGCAAAGAATAGTTCCGAAGCAGGGACTAGAGCATTATCAAAGCTGCAACGTGAGAACGGTAAGTACGATTGGCAAATCGATCACGTCACTCCGAACCTTCAGTACCCACACATCCGTCGTAAGTAATTCCCCCCTCTTCAATCTTCGGGTCATGCCCCTCTTCCCTTACGGGAGGGGCACTCCCCTTTCACATCTTCAACCTTTGGAGGCAACATGGCAACTTGTTTTGATCCGTCATTCAAGTATGAACGATCGGAGGTAACAGACCTTCGCAAGAAGTTTAAAAAGATTCGGCAACAGATGAAGGCAGAGCTTTCGTCCAAGCCAATACCATCTGCGCCTCGCGGGTGGAGCAGCACAGACCTATCCCAAGCTGAACTAGAAGAATCATACCGACTCATGGGTCTGGATTACGAAACGATGGGCAACCCTTATGAGGAGAAGCACCATGAGCAGCAGTGATTTCCACAAGAAGATAGATGATGTACGCAAAACCCTTGAACAAACATTGCAAGACTACACAGAAAGCATCAAGGCAATCAAGGGTGATGAGTACACGCAGGCTGTTAAGTTCCTAGCTGGTATGCAGCACACAGGAAAGATGATAGCCATCGCAACCAGAGATGCACCTGATCATATCAAGCAGGCACTATCAATTCAGTTCGCTAACACAGGTGCAATCGGAGCCAACCTAATCATGCATCTCATGAAGGTAGAGAGTGAAGAAGAAGTACACGAGATGATGAAGTGGGCAGACAACATTAGCGATAGTGTTGACGAGGCAATTTCAAACGTAGCAAAAACAGTACGAAAGGAGATGGGTGATGACAACTAGGCAGCGACACTGGGCAGAAGCTTTTATCCCTGACTGCTCACCATCATCGCACGTTAGAGCTGTGACTCAGTTGCTAAGAGAGCAAGGCTATGAGGTAAGTGTCAATGATGAGGACATGTACATCTACTACATGGAACATCCGTTGCGCGAAACATTTAGCTACGACGATGATGTGCAGGGAGAAGATGACATAGAAGATCGTTGGTATGCAGGTAATCGCAATTGGATTGCCAGATTTATGATCAACCACATCGGTCAACAAACTCTCAGGTTACTCGATAGTAGGTTCGGAACTGAGAATAGTTCAGTCGGTAGTTATACAAAGATGCCATTCCCAAAGGAGAAGAAACATGACAACACCAATGCGTGATCACATCGGAGTTTATCAGTACATGCTCAAGCGTGCCGAGCGTTTGGATAGCTTTGCTGATGTGCTGTTCAAGAAGGTAATCGTCAAGACCTGCGTGTCTCTAAGCCGTAGCACAGGTAACAATCTCCATCGCAACAAGTGGTTCATCTTGTTGATGATGGTCGCAGAGAATCAGATCAACAATCGTCTGGGCTTCATTGCCTATCTTGAAACTCTGGCTCAACCACTAGCTAAGAATTATCATCTTGGCTATACTCGTCTGCGTTTTGCTTTGGATCTGATCAAGCTTGGCCCAGCCGCCAATGAGTCAACCAATCGTGATCATGTTGGTGAGACAGGTTTGACATACGTCAACTACAAGGGTGCAGCTAATCACTGGTATCCAATCTTCCAGCAGTGCCCCGAGCCTCACACTCAGGCTCAAGTGAGTTGGTTCCTAGCTTGGACTGAGAACTACAACATGATGTTTACTGACTGCGGTCACTTCGAGCGTCGTGGTTACGAGCAGACTCTGATGGGCAGCGAAGAGAACTGGGAACACAGGTCTAACGTATGTCGTACCTGCGCTCAAAGTTTGAATGAGAATGGTAGCCGCCTATCAAATCATAATGGGCAACTTATCCTGACTAAGTTTGCAGTAGAGGTTCACGGTCGTGGTAATCATGTCTACATATCTGACTCTCGTGTGCCCGGCCAGACTCAGCGTACACATGGCGGTCGTCAGATCTGGGTTGATGAGTTCTGGACTCCTTACGGTGATCTGCTTGCAGGTTATCACAGCTCTCGTCAGCGTGGGTTTACGGTGATTGATTCGCCTTGGTTCCAGCGCAACCGCAGAGCTTTTGGTATGGAGCTGGAGGTTCAGTGCCGTTCAGGAGATGTGCATGCCAAGCTGGGTAAGGTACATGAGGCTTTGAATCATGAGACCTTCGAGACAGGCGAGTACTGTTACTTCGAGCGTGACGGTTCAATCGGTGAGGGTTTCGAGATCGTTACCCAACCCGCTGGCCTCGACGTTCACACCGAAAGGATGGCTGCTTTCCTAAAGAATGGCAAACTCAAGATGGGTTTACGTTCTCATGAGGGTGGTGCTTGTGGTCTGCATATACATGTGGGTCGTGAGTTCTTAACGCAAGGTCAGATCTATAGAGTCCAAGCGTTCCTCAATGACGTTCGTAATGAATCGCTTATCCGTTCGATCGCTCGACGCTACGACAACGGTTACTGCAGATTCAAACCACATCTTGCCAAGTTCACAATACAAAACAAGCATAGCACTGAGCGTTACGAGGCTTTGAATGTAACCAACCCAGAGACTGTCGAGTTCCGTATCTTCCGCGGCTCATTGCGGTATGAGTCAGTGATGGCGGCACTTGAGTTTGTCAATGCGTTGTTGACATTCTGTACACCGGGCGAGGTATCACTTGTGGAGTTCACCGCTCTTGGTTTCAAGAAGTGGTTGGTTCGTCCACAGAATCGTATTGATACCAAGTATCTTCGCAGTTATCTAGCAGTCGAGGTGAATCATGATAACGAACGCGAACCTCTTGCAGCGTAAGTATAACTACCAACCTATCTTAGACAAAGGAAATAACCATGTGTATTCTTATTCATCAGCCAAAGGACTACTGTTTTTCTTCAGAACAACTGAGGGATTTCTTCTACAAAAATTCCGACGGGTTCGGCGCGATCGTTAACCACGGAGATGAGCGGGGAGTTAAGGTGTACAAGTCCATCGGTGGTATCAAAGAGATCGAAGACATGTACTACAACGACGTTGCTTGCTATGAGGCTATCATCCACTTCCGTATGAAGACTCACGGCCACATCGACCTAGAGAATTGCCATCCTTACGAAGTGTTGCCTAATGTATACATGGCTCACAACGGTATCCTAAGCTATGGCAATACGGCTGATCCAACTAAGTCTGACACTTGGCATTACATCAAAGACTTCATTAAGCCAATGCTTGAGCTGACACCAGATGCTTTGAATAATCCATACATCCGTGGATATCTCGGCGCACACATCGGTTCATCCAACAAGTTCGGCTTCATGGATCTTGACGGTAATGTTGCCATCATCAATCGCCATTCGGGTGTAGAGCATGACGGTGTATGGTATTCAAACACATACGCTTGGACACCTTGGAAGTTTGGTTATGGTGAACCGCCTCGCGCTTACAACTACGGTGGACATACAGCAATCACAACGACAGCGCCTTCCAAAAGTACCACCGGAAATCCTTATCACAGCGCAAGTCCAAAGTCCAAGAACCACTACGGCTCCAGTAAAAGCTGGCAACTCTGGAACGACTACGACGAAGAAGTCGCAGCATGGGAAGCGGAAGGATACCAAAGCCCATCGCTTGCAGACGGAAAGAAGACATCTGCTAACGAGCGCTATCAGCAGGCGTTAGAAGCAGATCGTCGTGATGCAAAGAGTAAGTCTCAGCGTAACCGAGTCAAGAAAGCTAAGGCTAAGAAGGCAGCCGCAGCTAAGAAAGCAGCAGACGAAAAGATGGCAGCTCAAGTAACGTCCTTAACTGGACATACTCCTTGGCGCATCAGTCACAAGGCATTGGTAAGTATCATTCGCTCAAGCTACAACGTAATGCAGCGCGATGATTACCACGGCATTGTGCGTTGGGTCAGCGAGAATCCAATGAAAGCATCTGCTATCTTATATGAAATGTATGGAGACGATGGCCCAGATTCCAAGTGGACATCCGAGATTATCAGCGATCGTGTCAATCAGGATCCCGAGTGGGGTGCTGATGCAATCGTAGACATGTGGGCTGAGAGCGAGGAAGCCTTACTTGAAATCGCAGAGATCGTTAAACCTAACTCATCTACAGGAGTACATAGCCATGTGCAGTAAGATACAACGAATCATCTCCCGCTTTGCCGAGGAACTAACTGATGACAAGAAGTTCTTAGAACATTGGATTCAGTATTGCAGTGCCGCTGAAGTTGTCAAGGATGTAAAGATCGATGAGCACACTGTGCGTAGTGAGCGCAGAGTTGTCCTGCACTTCGGTCGATCATCCAACAACATACAGCATCCAATCGTAGAAATCTCTAAAGAGTTGTTCCAAGAGATTCGAACAAAGCAATCACGAGCTGGTGGTGATTCCAAGTGGCGCACTCACTTACTAGCTAACCACATTCGGAAGGGAGGTGAGGCATCAGTAGCCGCTACAAATGCAGCAATCAAAACTTGGTTGACAGCTACAAGTCAGCAAGTACCTAGTCATAACATTGCATAAGGGGAAGTGATCATGGATAAACTAGCTTTATCGATGGCTCGTATCATCCGTAAGATCGTAGCTGCGCAGGTTCAGCGTGAGTTGTCAGAAAAGAAAGTAGGACGACCACGCAAGGTAGCTACCGTAGAAGAGAAGATCGTAAAGAGTAAAGTCAAAGTACGCAAGGAGCGCTCCGATAAGGGCACCAAGCGTAAGGGCAAAGCTCTGCGTAACATACGATTGGGTCAACTGAAACGTCAGTCTTCTTTGGCTGAGCAGATGGCTGAGTAAAAAAAAGCCCCGGGGTTCCGATCATGGAGTTCCGGGGCAAATCCCTGTGAAGGAGTAGGGTGCAGTTGAATGAACTGCAGAATTAGTTTACCTCATTCTCGGATTCTTGCAACCATTCCCACAAAGAATCCATCAAACTGTTCTGGCTGGGCTGGAGATATTCTGCCAGCTCACGCCTGAACTTCCACGCCTTGTGTTGGCTAAGTCCAACCTTGTCTCGTACATCTCGTACACTTTTACACAATATTGCATTGCGAAGTTGATAAGAGTCAAGACCGTATTTAGAGAGATGATCTTTAAGTTTCCCGCTTAACGCCTTTGCAACGAGGCGCTGCTCCTCGATCGTTCCGTGCAAATAAAAAGCATATAGCTGTTCATCTTCTGGTCGTCTGGATAGGAAGCTGAAGATCATCCCTGCCTGTGCATGTAGATCATACTGTGTCAACCTATCACTAGTGCTTTCATTGTCAGTTTTATTGGCAATGTAGGTAGCACTAGGTAGGCTGATGACAGAACTGTTCCTCATGCGAAAGGCAAAGGCCAGTGCTTGATCAGGAGACTTGAACATGCTAGTCTATTATTGCTTGATATCTTTCGGCGATAAGTCTGATAAGTTTTGGATTACGATACTCATAATGATCAGGTATACGAAGATTGACAACTGGCTTATCCTTTATGCCGTACTTGTGGACTAGCTGCACGATTCGTTCTGCATGCTCATTGTCAGCACACACAATCTCATCAGCCCAATCAAGTAGTTCTTGAGTGACAGGTACTAGGGCAAAGTCATAGATGCCGCAGCTCCTAGTATTGTAATTGAAAGGGGGTGCCGATAGGACTACCTGCATAGTCGGAGACCGCAACATGTTTGCCGAGCATACGGTTAGTACTCGCTTCGTCTCTCCCTGCCATACATTGTCATACGCTCTTGGCATTGCTCTTCTCCTTGTCTTGGTTTATCCAGCTAGGGGTTTTCTTCTCGGCGCAACTCGCGCACTTCCACCGCCTTGTCTTATTGCACTGCAACCAAATCCCCCCTGCAACTGGCCTCTCACTAGCGCAACTTGTACAGTACTTTCTCTCCATCAAATCTCCCAATTGTTTGCCTTGTAAACGTGGACAAAACCAGCTAGACTTACTTGACAGGTAAGCCAATCATCACACTCCATCTCGAAGTCCACCATCACATCGTGTAATCGAACGACTACAACCCACTCTCTGTTATCTTCCCGCATGAAGAGGGCAGGAAGCTTCCGATCGCTCCGTGCTTGTTCAAGTGTCTGAGTCCAGAACCTTTTGAAATCTCCGGGCTTAATAACTTTATAACGCTTTACCTCTGCCGCCCACTGCCCCATGCCTTTGATGTCATACCCACCTTCCCTTGTCTGGTCTAGGTTTCTTTCTAGTTTCAACATTGGCAACATCGGGCTAAGCTCATTGATCAACTCACGCTCGGCTGTCTTACCTTTGGCACGGCTGTTAATCGGCATCTTCTTCATCCCCAAATAGATCATCAGTCAGAGTAATAGGCACCTCTTGGTCATCCTTGTTACCCCAATTCAGGATGGTGCCGCCCCTCTGTACCCGCTTCCAGAACATGCTCTCCGAACTAATGCCAACCAGTTCGACCTCACCTTCTGTTGGATTCTTACGCAATACAAACCTAGTCTCTGGATGCTCACACCTACCACACTCCATCATCTCTGCTTTGAACTCAGGTGTACAGTCATAGCAATAACCTGTGTCGCGAGGACGTGGTGACTGACGCATTAAGTGAACCCAATCCTTGTACTGATCACGGCTTTGGAAACACATAGGCTTCCATGATGCACCACGATTTAGAACCTCACGAGGATTGCGCTCTCTTCTCTTCTGTAACTTAGGCTCCATAAGCTTTCTTTTCGAATCGTTCATCTGCACGTCTGGTTCGCCATACTTCTGCTTCCATCTCTATTGCGCGAAGATCGTAACGCAAACGCTCCTCTGCTTCTACTGCCTCCTGCAATCCATCAAGAAACTCAACGTACTCTTCTGATGAATATGCTTCTCTCTCTTGAGCAGCCGCTGTCTTAAAGCCTAGCCTGTCAGCCTCGCGCATTAGGATAGCGAACTTACTCTTTCGAAACTCTTCGATGTATGTGCGACGTGCTTTAGCTGATGCGTACTCTTTAATCTTTTCTCGGTACTCATGCATCAATCGCTCAATGTCTTGTGCCATCATCGTCCTCTGATTCTATATCTTCGAAGTCATAGTTGTCAAGGTCGTAGTCTTGCAACAAATAATCCAACACCTCGATTAAGTTATTGTCTCCCGTCTCTTTCCAGTTCTTGACTAGAGTAACTGCTCTGGTTATTAACTCAGCATACTCTTCGCAAGCAGCGGCTAGATCTTCGTAAGAGACCCCATGCTCCTCATCATTCCAAGGCACGGCACTCATACTCGCGTCCATCCCCACAACATCCAACTAGCAAGGGTAACAATCCACAATACAAGTGACACGTCTTCAAGAACTTGTCTGACTTTCTGGCTAAACATATTATCCTCTCTGTTTGATTTCATCAAGTGCTGCGCTAATAGTTTGATTCTTGTTTAAAATCTTGATGCATTCGTACCGCTCGATACCCTCTATCACAGTAGCAAATGTAGTTACCGCTTGATCAATAACATCATCATCTACGTCTGTGTCACACATTTCTTTTAGTACATGCTTAGCCATGCGTATTGCATGCTCTCTTGTGATTGCGGGTGGCAGGTAAAACATCACTTCACTCCTATCAATTCTTTATTCCATAGCTCCATGTAAGTTTTGCAGATTGCTGTCAATATGTACTCGCGCCTCTCAGCCTTGTCCATCTTGTTACCTTGATCGTACTCTGTGTGGCACACATAACAAAGCCACGCATGCATACCATCATGTGCCTTTAATCCTCTGCCCTTTCCATGCTCCAATAAATTGCTGTGTGCTGCGACAACCGTATCATCTTGATTGCCGCACATTACACAGGCTTGACCTCTTGCAATATCTAAAAGCTTTTTGTTTCTGAATGTCATGACTTCATCCAACTGATAAGATCATCTTTGTGCATCTCTATTCTGCCAATCAATCCGATGACATCATCAACTGGTGTATTCAATCGACGGAACTCGGTGCCTGATCTAATCCATATCAACACCTCATCTGCCCCGCCGATCTCTTCTATGAACTGCCTTGCATCTTCGAGAGTATCATAACAATTCTGAGTTCTCTCTTTGTGTAGATCTGATTTCGTGTAAGGAAAATTTCTTACTGTCGAGTTTGCATCTGACCCTGTATCTGTTCCCATTCTTCCTCCGTTACTGGGTGTGCATTTTGGAACAGCTCGCCTGACTCTGCTGCTTTGACTATCTCATTGATCAAGTCATCGATGTCATCTTGCGTGATCTCAATATCATCTAACACTCCATCGAAGCAACCATCGTGGAATACAATGGTCATCTCTTTAGTGGTGCCATCATCTTGTGGTACATTAACTTTGACATCTTTCATCGCATGAAGTCTCCGACGTAGTTAAGCGGGGTGGCATACTGACCGCTATGTTTATCCCAAGTAAGGTTCGTAGTACCTAGTTGACCTAGCCAACGAGACCGTATCTTCTGGATATGTATTTCGCTTGGTGCATGTGGGTTGCTTTTATCCCTATGCACAGCAATAATATTATCAGCTTTATTGAAAAAGTGTGCAGATCCGGCAACGTCATAGCCAGTAGGCACAGGGTACTTACCGTCCACGCCTTTCTGTAACTTGGTAGGGTGTGCCACTAGGAAGATGTGTACCCCCATGCTCCGGCAAAACCCACGCAGTTGTGCCAAGAACTCGGAGATGTACTCTGTCTCTGAGATACCTTCCTTCCTGTGGGTATGGGTGATCTCGTTATAGGGATCGATGATCAGACCCTTCATGCCATAGCGCTTGACTAATAGTTTCGCTTTTGCTAACAGTGACTCAAGGGTACGATCTTCTGGCAGGATGAACTTGAAGAATGTATTCACCCATTCCTTTGCCTCGTTGTATTCTTCCCGCGTCATCTTGTGCAACCTCTTACCTGCGTACTTCTCCATCAGCTTTGAGGCATGGAATGTAATGGGCTGATTCTCTGGTGAGCAAACTCCAGTAACCCAGAAGTGTTGGCGAGACATGTTCATCATCAGGGCATCAAGCCATTCAGACTTACCCATCCCCGGCACCCCTGTTACCAAAGTCCATTGCCCTTCCATTGGGCGATAGAACTCATCGACGTTTGTCCATCCTGTTGTGAGTCCGGCAGGTAATCCTTTCTCATAGATCTCATCAAGATCAACCGCCATATCATTCAGCTCGAAGATACCATCAACCGGATAGGGTTGTGCCTCTTGTATGATCTTGGCTAGTACTTCAGCCCCGTGTTCTACAAGTACGTCATTAGCATCTTTGCATCCTTCCGGCCACCGTACCGTATAGCACCGCTCTTTGCCCAAGCGACGTGCGAGTTCCTCTTCGAGTTTCCGACCCGGTGCATCGGCATCGATGGCAAGGATGAACTTCTCCACCGCATCGATCCTCTCATCTTCCACATCGAGGAACGCGAATTTCTGAGTGAGATTCTTCGACGTGGATGTCGGTGCCCCATCAGGTACAGATATTGCGTGACGAAAACCCGCAACCTCAAGAGCCAAAGCGTCAAACTCACCTTCCGTGATAATCGTACACTTTGGATCAATGTCGTCGTACTTGTACCAAGATCGTTCTGCTCCTGCTTCTTGAGTGAAGTACTTGTGCTTGTCTCTGTATTTGACATTGACAACCTTTCCATGCTTAACAAATGGGAATGCCAGACAACTAACCTCTGCTTCACGTTGAGGCATGTACTTCGTGGCAAGAGAGATTTGATTACGAGCAGCTACCTCAGGTGTAATACCTCTACCCTCTAGGTATTTGAGTGCCTCTTCATTGAGGAGTTGTGCTTTAAAGTTTGGAACTACCTTAGGTTTTTCTTGCACTATCTTCCTTCCGGTTATAGCTATTGGTTTCTTGAGTGCCCCTGACCAACCACAGTGCCAACAATTCCAGACACCATCATCGACATTCACATTCAAGCATGGATAATTCTTTTTCTTTCGCGTAGGTGAACACTGTGGACAGGTAGTTTTTATTTGCCCATGTGCCCCAGCTTTTACATAGATACCAACATCTGAAAAATTCATATACTCATTGAGAAAATTTTCTTGTTAGACGGTATAAACAACTATATGCTTTTAACTTTCTTTTGTCAACACTACCTGAATACTAGTTGAGAATTATTCTCATTAAAATTTCATGCAAAATAGAACCTAACCCCAGTTAAGGGGGTAAGTCCTTTTGTTAGAAGGATGGCAACTCGTTTATTCCCATGTGTTAGGGTTTTATCCGCTTCGTTCTGCCTGACTAGCGAGCATCGGGTCGATCAATGCCGGGCACGAAATATAGCACCAAAAAAAATATCATGCAACCCTTGTTTTTATGGCAACCTTGTCCGAAGTTTGTATACACATTACGGACTTGTCGGTACTTGTTAATAAAGTACTACGTTTTCATAACTAGATCTAGGAAGTTTCTGACATAATAGCTTTTAGTTATAGAAACCACGGACTTAATTAAAAAATATTATGTAGAAAATCCTTTACTACACCTAGAACCTGTGCAACAATACGTTTCCTTTTCAACGGAGGCTATGTGAGCAATACAATCTCAACCGCACCAGAAGTATTAAAGGGTATCCAAAGTGTCATGCACGCCTTCTCAGAGAAGGGCATCGGCAAGAACAGCAAGAACGAGTCACAAGGTTTCAAGTTCCGTGGCATCGATGAAGTTTTGAATCGTATGTCGCAGCACCTGACCGAAGCTGGCCTCGTCATCATCCCACAAATGATGAGCCGTGATGTAAGTGAGCGACAGAATAGCCGCGGCAATCCTTTGTTCTACGTTACCGTAACTATGGCATACACCATTCGTTCCGTCATCGATGGCAGCGAAGTAGTATGCGTTGTGCCCGGTGAAGCTATGGACTCAGGCGACAAGGCTACCAATAAGGCACTGTCAATCGCATACAAGTATATGGCTTTCCAGTTGTTCGCGATACCTATTGATGAAGATCCAGATAAAACTACCCATGAGTTGATGCCAAAAGCTAAGGCTAAGGTAGAGATGCTTAACGATGATGATGTATCAATCATCAAAGAACTAGTTGACAAAGCTGGAGAAGACGAGGATACTATCCTCAATGCCTTCAAAGTTATTACATGGCAAGAAATTCCGCGTGATAAGTTTGCTGTCATCGTAAGTAAGTTGCAAAAGAAAATCTCTTTACAAAACGAAGGAGTTAAGTAATGCCTCAGTACAACAACATTGCTATATTTAAAAACCTCAAAGCAGGGGACAACCCTAAGGCACCATCACATAACGTGACCATCGAGTTTGCAGATGGCACCAAATGGCGCGGTGGTCTGTGGCCTCGTACTTCTAAAGCAGGACTCCAGTATCTATCTGGCAACCTTGAACCTGACACTGGTGGTGGTGGCGCTCGTAACTCTGCCCAAGCTGCTGACGATGATCTAGTGGATTGGTAATGGTAGAGAAGATCAACCACGCGAAATTTGTGGATGTGGTCTATGAACTGATGAGAGCTGGGGACGAGGGCTTAACTTGTTTCCAGCTCGGTGAAGTAGCAAAGTGCAGCCACTACACAGCCCAACGCTTGATGCGTATGTTTCGTGCAAGAAAGCTAGTCCACATTTCTAAGTGGGCGCTTGATGCGAAGGGCAGAATAAACACTCCTGCTTATGCGTGGGGTATGGGGGAAGATGTGGTTCGAGTACCGCTTACAAGGTCTGAGATCCACCAAAGATATAAGCAACGAAAGAAGATTGCCAAAGGGCCAACTACCCGACAACGCAATGCTGCTATGAAGATACTGTTTTAGTTTCGACGCTGCCGGGGGACTCATCAATATGGCACATGTTGCCCCTCCGACTCGGCAGAGAGTAGTAAGTGGAGGGGGTAATACTTCCTACCAGTGCTTGCATTGGTCATAGTCAGTAACGTCAATGACAATGTGCCTCGGCGTGACCGCGGGAGAGACCGCCCTAACCTTGGAGATTTTATGCTCATCGATCGAAACCTAGTGCGGCAAAGAAACAAAGTCAACTTGACTGACATGCTTGCCAAAGTGGAAAAGACTACATATCATGACATGGGTGATGGACACACAACCTTCTGCTGCCTTCACATGAAGAACGGTTACAAGGTATGGGGTCAAAGCGCATGCGTAGATTCAAAGAACTTCAATCAAGCTATGGGTGAACAGATTGCTTACAAAGATGCTGTTGACAAGCTATGGCCTCTTGAGGGATACTTGCTTGCCGAAGAACTCTATAACGCAAAGACACTCCTGTGAACATAACTAACCTACACAATCTACCTGAAGCAATTGTCAACGCAGTAAAGAACGATCCTTACTCAGCGGGTGACAGTGATATCAGCGTTACTAAACTAATAGACTCACCTCAGATTCGTGTGCTTCGTAAGAAGTATTCGAGTGCTGTTGTTGAAGATGTAACAGAACGTATCTGGTCTCTGTTAGGTCAAGCAGTACACACCATCCTTGAACGCGCTGATCAGGGCGAGAACGTCATCGCTGAAGATCGTTTGTACGCTACGGTTGACGGATGGAAAGTATCAGGACAGTTTGATCGGTGTGATCTGCGCAACGGAATCCTTGACGATTACAAAGTAACTAGTACCTACAAGGTGCAGATGGATAGCCATGTGGAGTGGGAGCGTCAGCTTAACTGCTTGCGTTGGCTTGCCGTTACCAATGGGTACAAGGTTGAGAAGCTGCGTATTGTTGCCATCCTTCGTGATTGGCGCAAGGCAGAGGCTCTGCGTAATCCATCCTATCCACAGATGCCAGTGCATGTAATCGAGATCCCAGTTTGGGACTTGGGTGAAACGCATGAGTACATAAAGAATCGTGTATGGCGGCATCAGGTAGCAGAGGCGGGTGACGTACCTGAGTGTACAACTGCGGAGACTTGGTACACAGGAACAACATTTGCCTTGATGAAGAACGGTGGTAAACGAGCAGTCAAGATATATGAAAGGAAAGAAGATGCTGAACAAGGACTCGCTGACGGGTATTTTGTTGAAGAAAGGCGGGGTAGACATCGACGCTGCGAAGAGTATTGCGAAGTTGCAAACTTCTGCAAGCAGTGGCAATCTATCAGGGAAAGTTCTGCTGCTCCCATCGGGGAGGACGGTGGCGGTGATTGAAGCCACAGGTCGCGGGACATGGATCTGTCTTTATGATGCACCTCCTATGACCAACAATGAAATGCTTCAATCAACTAAGGCGCAAATGTATGACTCTCGTCAGATAGAACTTACAACAGAGTTCCTGATGAAGTACGGAGAGGAGATAGTATGGAACAAAAGCTAATGGACATTAACGACGCGGCTAAGTACGTCGGTCTAACACCGTTCACTGTGCGCAAGTTGGCGCGTACAGGACAGATCCCGGCTGCGAAGATTGGCAGGGCTTATAGATTCAGGCGCGAAGACATTGATGCGTACCTGAAAGAGCAGTACAAAACCCTTATGGAGAAACAAAATGGCTGAGGAAAAAGAGCTAGACTCAAAAGAACAGATGGATCATTGTGCCGCCCTAGTGCAAGCATGGATTGATTACAGCGTGAAAACACCAGAGCTAATGCTTGGCACCCAGCTTCGTGCATTCGGCGTATCGGCTGGCTTGTCTATGCGTATCTGTGGTTTGGAAGAGTCTGAAGTTGATGACGCAGTAGACCAGATGTCTAAGTTGATTCGTGAGATCTATAAGAACTCAGAAGATACTATTAGTGTGGGGGCTGTTCACTAATGCAGAACTGCCTCAAGTGTGGGACTAAGACCGCAGTCTATGACACGCGCTTGACGGATACCGGAGACCTGCGTCGCAAGCGTAAGTGTCCTGCTTGCAACTACAGATACACAACCATCGAGATGTTGGATGATACCAATGTACCTGTAAGGACTCCGAATCCTGAGCCACCCAAGGCTAAGGTGAAAGTTGGGAAGCCACAACCCAAAGAATCGGGAGGAAGTAAGAAACCCGCTCGTCTAATGTACGATGACGAAGAGGAAGATTATGGATTCTCGGATGCAGATGTGATGAGAGATCTAGGGATCGGGGGAATAAATTATGAATGAACGTCTTGAGAAGATGGTAGAGATGATGGATAAATCTACCATGCAGTTCATGTTGTTTGACAAGCAAGAGAAACAGATAGCACAAGTTATTGGATTGGCAGCAGATCTTATTGAGAAGCTTGAGCAACGAGATCAATTGATTGCTAAACTACGCAGCAAACTTGAGGATCTGGAAGCAAAAGTCTCTGCGCTAGAAGAGGTAGTATGATTCTGGATATGATCGTATGGGGGTTCTTCTCTGCCTTAGGGTGGATGGGTGCCAATTGGACAGTGGAGAAAATCAAAGGTGAGCCAACTGAACTACGGTGCGATCAGCCAGCAGCAAGTGGAAACACGAATAGCGTTCCAACTCAGGTTCGAAAAAGCTGTGAAGCTGAAGGCCAAGGATCGTAAGCTGCTATACAAAGAATGGAGACAGGAGATAGGAGATATTGCTGCTCGTGAGACTGCAATGTTTGTTGAATCTTTTTTAAGGGGTGACAACCCCAAGACTAGAGAGAGGCCAAAATGGTTCGTGAATCTCAATACGATAACGTCAACAACCCAGAGCATTACGCCTCAGGAAAAGTTGAATGTATCGATGCAATCGAGTCTGCTTTAACACCAGAAGAATTTCGTGGGTACCTTAAAGGTAACATCATGAAGTATGTCTGGCGTGAGCGTAAGAAGTCAGGCGTTGAATCGCTACGCAAAGCAGAGTGGTATCAAAAGCGCTTGATTAAATTTACTACTGAGAATAATATTGCACAGGCAACAAAGAAATATATTATGTCTCAAGCGAATCCAAGCGGTGAATGTAGTCGTCGTCCAGAGGTTAATATCCCTCGCAGTCTTATGAGAGATGATCCGTTCGATGCATACGAAAGAACTGATGGTATGTATCACCACCTGAAGATACAAGAGATTGATAAGTAAAGGAGCAGCAATGTCACAAATCGTGGAGGAGTTTTATGAAACAGCAAGATTGCACGGGGCGGGAGTATGGCAGGACGCTATGGAGGAAGCGAAGAATATGTCACACCTCGAACTTGCCACAGCCTACGCAGACGCGATCTCGCTTAACGCGTACTATGGAAAACTGGAGAATAAACTTAGCGCTGTTCCTAGACAGTTGTTCGATAAAATTAAAACAGCTCTTGGACAAATGAATGCAGATAAGTTATTGCATGACGCTGATCTAGCAATTGATCAGGGGTACAGTCTGAACAAAAATGTTTCTGTCCCTACTGCACCCCTTCTCAGCTTACTGTCTTACAACAAGTTGATGCTCAACGAATCATTCGACCCCTACGACAACATCACGGAGTCCTGATTTCAGAGCTTGCTCTACCACTTGCTTACGGTAGAAAGCTTCCATCTTGTTTGTACGATTACGAAGTTCGACCTTCCATTCATCGGAAGCCTTCGGATCTCGTTCAATAGCCGTAAGCGCCTGACGCATTTGCTTAATGGTATTTTCCTGAGACTGCAGAAGTCCTTGCAGTTTCGGGAAGTCAGGATACATCTTCTCCATCTCGCGTCGTTCAGCATCAGTTGTTTCCGGAGCAGACCAAGCCTTCCAAAGAGTGTTGACCTTAGCTCTAACCCTACGGTCAGCACCTTGATCAAACTTCTCACCCTCTGCCAACGCCTTGAACCTATCTGCAATTGGTATCGGTGTCTCTTTAGTTGTTTCAACGCCTTTGATCTTATTGATACCAAGACCAACAGCCTTGTAAACCTCAGAGAAAACACCCGGCAAGTAGCTATTGATCATGTGATCGACCATTGCTGGGTTGACATCGATTAGGCCGGGGGTGTAACGAGCGTTCTTCCCGCCGTTAGTCGCCGCAGCCAGACCTTGCATTGCCATCTTAGATACAGGGTTGACAGAGTTGAAGTGCATGTAAGCGTTCGACTCTTGCACGTTTGAGAATGGATTCTGTTCCCGATACATTGGGGCACCAAACCTGTTCTCATTCATGACCCACTCAGCAACTGGCACACCAGCACTTGGAGTTATGGTTTTGACCAGAGATCCAGCCAAGCTCTTTGACTCAGCGCCAGAACCAATTGGCGAGAATGCATCAAACGCAGCAGACAGGGTACGCATAGCAGCAGTACTCGCTGGCATGTAGCCGTTGAGTGTGTCGTATGCATACTGACCTGCGGCGGAGAACACGTTCCAACCATAGGCAACTGGGATGCTGCCACCGATAACACCGGGCATCCAAGTAAGCGAAGTGTTCTGCTTGTATGGTGCCACCATATCGATGGTATCAACGCCCGGACGCTCATCATCGTCATCGCTAAAGGCACGAGCCATCAACCTTGACAAGAAGCCAAGACCCATCCAGAAGCCAGCAACAGTAGCGAACCTACCGTAGTTGCCTTCCTTCAGATCTTTGAACAGACGAACTGTACCTTGGACAGCAGGGTTGAAGAACACATAAGCAGCACGCAGCTCACGGCTTGAACCCTTCAAGTTAAAGTTGACCGTCAGTTCTTTGGCGTAACGAGCAGCAAACTCTCTTGACTTGCCAGCCTCACGAAGAGTTTTGTAAACAGCAAGACGCGGAGCAATTTCAGTTGACATTGAAACAACATCCATAGCGTCAGCAAATGCCATGAACTTGTCTTTCGTCCAACCCCACGCACCATCGTCAGCTTTCTTCATCGCCTTGTTTAGTTTCTCAAGCGACAACTCCAAGCTATCACGATCGAGGAAGAAGGTTGCGCCACCGTCCTCGTAGAACTCATCGATCAACTTGGCATCTTCAGGAGACAAAGGATGCTTGGTTGTTATTCCGTCAATCCACTCACGGAAGCGACCGTCTTTAGCACCGCCGTAGTCTTTCAGCATGTAGCGTGTAGCAAGGAACGCGCTCGACTTGTACTCCTTAGCCATCTTCGCAGCAAGCTGGGCACCAACCTCTGGGTCAGCAGCCATGTTAGAGATAGCTGTTTGTATATCTCGAACCATATTGATTGGTATCCACGCTGGGTTCCAAGTAGTTACCATCTGGCTGAAGAATCTACCCCATGCACCCAAAGCCTCAAAGAATGCGCTGGACTTTTGCACATTCATGCCTGTGATTGCTTGGAAAAACTCCGCAGATCTTGCGTTGAATACCATGCTCACACTACGACCATTCACCTTAACCGTTACCTCTTGTGGATTTCTGGTTGTAGACTCAACGCTTGTGACGTATCCGTCAGGTGATAGTCTTGCACTCATGACAACTTGCTCGTTAATCATGCGTATGGCTTTTGCTGCTTCATCAGCGTACAAATCACGACGCTCTTCTGCCAGCCTGATGCGCTCGACAACTGCGGCTATAGCATCATCCGAGTCAATCTCGCCACGTTCCATCTGTTGCTTCAGACCAACCAAGAAGTTTCTACCTGCTTGCACCGTACCCTTATCAGTACCCAGAGCCTTCATTACTTTGTTGTCAAAGTTGAATGCTTCTACGTTGATACGCTTCTGTGTTTCGACAGGGTTGACTTCGATGTAAGTCTTGTCGGGGTTTTGCTCAAACATCTGCAAAATTGACTGAAGCACTTTGTTTTTCTGACCTCTAATGATTGTTGCAACGTAGGCATTCATTGTGTTTTGCAGTACATCAACAGCCTGTGTGCCTCGTCCTGTTGAGCGAATCACGTCAGAGCCACGAACATTAAAAGCGCGACCACCCAGTTCAGAGCCATCGTAACGATCGAGATCAGTTTCCTTATTGCCTGACAAGTTGACGTAGTTCTTGTAAGAAGTCTTGAGAGATTCATACTGGAACTTGGTGGTCAAGCCTGTTTGAAGCATATAGTTCAGCTTGCCGTTAGACATAGCATTTAGCTTGGCGCTTATCTTTTCCATTTCAGCAACAGCAGCTACATCCCATGCGCCTTTATTCCCAGTTTCTAGGATTTTCTGCGCATCCTTTGTAGTCATGCCGGAACCCTTAGTGTTCTTACCAGCGGTCATCTGGCTGATCACACCGTTACGTTCCTCTGCATGCTTAGCCATCAAGAACAAGTCAACATCTTCTATCGATAGACCCATCTCACCAAGCTTCTTCAAGCTCTTCAAGATTGGGTTCAGGTAGGTACGCTGATAGTCCTGAATGTAGTAGCCAGTTCTAGCTTCGTACTTGACCAGATCATCAATGACTGTGTTGTCTTTGCCAGCCATCATTAACTGTTGAGCAACTTCCCAGATTGGGAGGTACTGATTCTGGGCACCTTGGATTACCCAACGCTTGAATCTATTCCAACGAGAAGGATCATTGACATAATCTTTGATGTTGACGATGTTGTCAGGCCCGATGTACTGCAATGTCTCGCGGCCTTTTGCAACTTTGACAAAACCAAACTGCTTCATCAAGTCATGTGCTGCACTCAGTGTATCTGTTGTGACTGTGTTGAAGTCGCCATCAGTAATTGACTGAGCATCGCCCTTGATTGTGAAGACAGTCCAATCGCCAGTGATAGGGTTGAGTCGTGCGTATGCCTTGATCCTGCCATCGCGATAAGCGTAAGCCTCAACTGGCTGATCTTTTGCACGGTTGAACATGACTTCAGTTGGTGCGCCAGCAAGCGGAGAGATACCCTGATTCCGTGCGGCAGAACGGGCACCACTCAGAACAGCAGCCAACTCCTTATCACCGTTTCTGTCTATCCAAGCGGCAACATTCTCAAAGCCATTCTTCTTGAGCCAACGAGCTAGCTTACCAATCAGGCTATGGAATGCACCAGTATCACCAGCCGCAGCCATATCTGAGATTGCTTCTTCGATCGACTCAAGTTGACCCATAGGGGTGCCAGCTTGTTCGGCCTCGGTACGCAACTTGTCAGCAGCATCACGGACTTTCTTGTTCAAGCGATACTGATCGTTCAGGAACGTATCAAGTTGGCTACCCAAGAATGCGCGGATACCCCAATGTCCGTACAACTCATGGAACATTGTGAACTTGGCATCTTCTGCATCTTCATGGAAGTCAGACAGGATGTAGATATGTCCCGTCTTGGGATCAATCGCACCCTTGAATCCGACGTTACCGAAACGCTGAGTCAGTCGAGCCCGTACATCATCAGGCAACTGGTTCAGGTTTTGCACGACAGTGTAGTTTGGTGGGTTAGTCCACTTCGAGAACGCTGTCTCCAACGACTCAATGATGTTCAAGCCGGGGGTAACACCTGAGTGAGTGCCGCGACGGAACCTGATGCTCTCACTTGGGATGATGTCATTACCGTCATCGTCGTAGGTAACATCGATGTTGATCTCATCTGGCGACGCAGCATAGCCTGAGTCTTCGTCAGCACGAGCATCCATCAATTCACCGATGGTTTGACCCACATCGATACCGCGTTCCATTGCATCACGCACTGCTTCGTTAGCTTCGAATGCAGCTTGCAGCACAGCTTGGAGTTGGTTCTCTTCTGCTGTTGCAATTTCTTTACGGTAGTTCAGGTACAGCTCAGGCGACAAGTAACGCAGACTGTCGAGCTGGCTGTATATCGGTGAACGCATCTTCATTTCAAGATTGCGCTGCGACTCACGGAACTCACGGGCACGGAACTCTTGCCATGCATCCATCTCTGGCTTGGTCAAGAACTCAGTAAGCTGTGGCTCAAGATCAGGACGCGCTTGCAGTACAGCTTTGATGTCGCTCATCCATGCTCTTACCGGATCGTCTGTTATCTCCTTGATAAAGATGGCATCTTCTGCGTTCATCGCATCAGGGTTGCGCATCTCATTCAAAGTGTAGTTCAAGAACAGAGCATTTGGGAATGCATCTTGAATCATATTGAAGCCACCAACTTCGGTTGCGCTACGTTCTTTCAAACGATTACGCATCTCAGTCATTCTCTTCTTCCAGTTGTTGTAAGACACTTCTTCGCCAGCGGTTAACTGGACGATGCCTTTAACTGGTAGAGCTTCATACGACTTGAACCAAGCATGACGAGCCCACATCGATGAGTTCGGATACTTCTTAACCCAATCGTTTAGACGAGTATTGACTGAGATATTTCCAGCAACATCGATGTACTCTTTCTTGATGTCCATGCCAAGATCACGCATCTGATCATAGAGGTGCATCAAGCCGATGTCATTCTCGCGAATAGCCCTGACAGCTTCAGCGAATGTCATCTTCTCACGCTTCTTGACTTCGCCTGTCTCTTCGTCTATCTCGTCTTTGCCAGCCATAGCCTCAGCTAAACGACGTGCATCTGTGCGCTGCTGGTCATTGAGATCAAGCTCAGCCTGAATGCCTTCCATCTGAGGATAGACTTCTGGCTCGACCTTCGACACTTTCATTGCGTCAACTTGCTGGGCAGTGTCTTTCAACTGCTCTTGTACAAGCTGTGCCAATTCACCATCACGCACGTTACGCAGATCATTCTCAGCCTTACCAACTGTAGCTTCGATCTCTGTTTCGGGATAGCCAATCTGTGCCATCTCCTGACGAATCTTAGTCAACTGGTCTAAGCCTCGGTCTGTGCTATAGATCAAAGCACGAACTCGACCTGACATGATTGCTGCTTGTTCCTCAGCTAAACGGTCAGACTCTGTGCGTGCTTCTTCTGATGCGGCGCGTTTATTAAGAGCTTCTTGCTGAGCCTCGGCACCACCGTACATACCAGTTTCTGCCATCTG